ATATCCACCGGACTCTTGTTCGACGCAACTCCGCCCCACGGTTCTTCGTAATAAATCTCGAAGTGATTTCCGGTTGTTTTACGAAGACCGCTAGGCATAGTTTTGTCCTATTACTTGTTGATAAAGACCGAAAGAGTACCAGCCGACATAGTAGTAACCACCAACCCATTAACCCAACCGAGCGTTCCAGTAGGGAACGGGTCAGTAGTAGCAGCTACTTTGTTGATAATAACATTCCCATTCTGATCCTTTACAACCAACTGCGCTGCCGCTGTCGGGTCATTCCAGATCATTTCCTTAATATAAATCCGCCCCGGCCACACAAGACTAGCACTCGCGGTATCCAAATACCAAGGATTCGCACTGATGTTATTTGCCATTTAATCTCCTAGATGAATATATCATCATTACTTCCGTCAAGTGACGGCATGGTTAGTTTTGGATCGGGCATTAAATCTGGTTCAAAAATAAATGTGCTCTCGGCATCCGCGATTGCTTTGTCGATTTGTCCAATTAGCGGATATGAGTCAAAGCACTTCGCGTCCAGCAATTTCCCGCGTTGCCATTGTAACTTCGCAATCGGAGTACGATCCCCACATCTCCCACAGAACGCCCATGCACCCTCATTAGATGTATGCTTATTCGGAAGTCCGTAGCTCATACATCCTCCTACAGATAATTATCAATAAGTATATTTCGTGTAAGCCCTGTCCATGCGCAGACATTATTAATATACTTTTCCGTGTTATTCTCCACCGGAGGAGCATACTTATAAATCATATCCGCAATCGAAAGCCCAGCATAATGCTGTTTCAGCAGCGCGCGCATCGCAGCGAATCCTGCTTCCACAGTTGGAAAATACGCAAATCTCGGAGTTCTCGGAGGTGGAATAGTCTCAATCCTCAACGCCCCAAACGAATGCGCAAACGCTCCAAACTCAATATCTCCCGGATTATTATTTCTTGTCGCCCGTCCACCAACCACCCCAAAGCCTTCCATTCTCGCAATAGCTTCACAAATCGTCACATTCATACAATCTCCATTCTTCAAGAAAAACCCCACTAGACGGGGGAGAGGGCCAAATCTAGTGGGGCCGACGTACTATGAATCAAAGAACTCTGTGAAGAGGTTTGGTCATAGTACGTCTAGCTCGTTAGTAAGGCCTCTACTGGTGCTTTAAATCAAGCGCCATTTGAACCCCAGGTTCCTAACCAGTCTGTTGCGCCAGCACTCATACGCATCGTAGTTTTCTGCTTCATCGCACCTGTGTCAAAGTCCTCATCGAACTCGTCCTCAGGATTCTGCCGCATGAAAACAGTAAGCGAATGATTCTTCTTATCCGCAGTCATAAACCACGGGCCGGCGTTCGTGAAGTAATGACATACCATGTAGCTCAGGTCTTCCCCAAGCAACGAGTTAATGTCATTAGTATCCGTCGCAGGCTTCCCGCTGGAGCCAAAAATCTCACGCGCGAGAAAACGATTCTCAGGAGCAATCAGCACCTTTGTGGGCTTCAGATTAATCGGCAAGCCCTGAGAATCAACCAACCGCTCAAACTGCGTAGTGCCAAGCTGCACGCCAGTAAAAGACAAATCAATATCAGTTGCAGGACGATTCGGGAAAGTCCCGGCTGCGCTGATAAGATTCGGCAAACTAGCCCACGTCGAAGTAGCAGAAGGGCCACCAAGCAGTGGATGTGCATTGTTGAATAACGAAACACCATCAGTAGTCGTCACATTCGCAGAAAATCCCTGATTCAGGATATTGAACGCAACAATTTCCTTAGTATATCGAATAGACCGCGCCAGCGCTTTCGGGGCCGTCTTAATAACGCCGTACTTCGTATCCTGCCAGAGTTCCTTGGAAGTCCGCACAGCAAGCGCATACGTCAGATGGTAATATCGCTTATCGCCACCCTGGATCATTTCAGTATACGCTACGGGCGTATTTTCCGGCTTTTCCTGAAGCGGGCCAAATCCAGCCATCTTCAAGTCCTGCTCATACTCGGAGTCCGAGGTTTTCACATTAAAAATCGCCTGATACTCTTCATCACGCTGTTCCGTCTCAAGCGCATCAACATAGATTTTGTGCAAACCTGGGGCCAAAGTTTTGGCAAATGCTCCACGAACTTGTGTTCCCATAATTTATATCCTTCTTAGTGCTGAATTGTTAGAATACCATTTGAGCTGCTGTGGAGAGAACCTGAAAGCGCACGCGAGCGTTTACAATATAAACACCGCCAACTGCTGTCTGGTCAATAGGGTTGATACCAACCATCGTGACAACAGTATTACCTCCCGGAGTAACTTTCGCAGCATCAACATACCACTGACCATTAGAATCAATCGTAAGTCCAAACTGTGTACCAATCATTGCCTGAGTAGGAGTATAATTCGCAGCTGTAGTACCAGTCGAATCATCGAACGTAGCTTCAAAAATACTCGGCGCAACAGAATTCTCAAACAACGTACGCCCATCTGTAGTCGGAGTACCAACTGCGATATTAAAAGCACTCGGCTGATTTGGCACATTGCCATACGTCTGAATAGCAGTAGGTGGCCCAACTTGTCCAAATGCCCCTGGAGCACCCTTGCCCGCTGTACCAAGATTTGATCCCGGAATAAGAGAGAACCCAGCAATCGCCGCCGCGACTGTAGCTCCATCCCATGCCTGAACAAATCCAGCTACAAGCTCTACCGGGGTTCCCATTTTAAAGGTCTGCCCCGCCGCTTCAAGTTGAGCCGAAGTCAATGGCGTAAGACCTGTAGTAGTCTCCACCACGGAAATCGGCTGATGATAAGTAAGATTCGGTCCTGCCATAGTTAAAACCTCGCTGTTAAATTGTTACGTCTGGAGAATAAAACTCCATCTTGTTCTGCGTTTTCGCACCCTGATAATCATTTCGGCTATCAGATTTTGACATAAACTGTTCTGCACCCCGCGCTGCGCGTTTATGAATCTCTGTATTCTTCGTAAGCCCCACAGCACGCTCATGTGCAAATCGTAATGCCCTGTAATATGTATCCTTGTCGATTTTCATTGCTACAACATCGTTGATCGAATAATGCCCATCTGCATCGAGAGAGGGTTGAATTGCTATCTTACTTGCCTCATCATGCAAATCATTTGGCTCGATATAAGTAAAACCCTTCCCCATAAGCTCGCCGATTCGCTGCGGATTCTTATTCACCCATCGCGGTTCGTAATTGGCATCTTTGAGTGTAATAGCAAGTCCGTCCGCACTCATAAAAGGCTTGGCTTCGATTGGGAAATCAAGATCATAAACTTGATCGAGAGTTACTTTTGAAAAATCTGTAATCGGGGCTGCACGTTTTGGGAGAACCTGCCCAACAAGTCCCGCATCAAACTTTGCTTCCGCAATCTGCTTTCGCACACTCGCTTCAATATCCTGCGAGAGTTTCAAAACATCCGCGGCTGTTAAAGGTTTATTCGCGTCATCAACTACAAGCGGCGGTTTAGCAAGCACATGCTTCACAGTAGCAGCCGCTGCTTTCATATCATCACCGCGCAAATCCGCGGTGATTTCTTCAACATCTTGCTCGTTATTAGACATAAGTCATCTCCCGTTTACTAGCTCCCCACTCCTTCTCACTCATGCCAAAATTCTTAGCAATCTTCTTTTCATCCTCAGTGAGTGTTGCAGAATCCTCACCAGCTTTTCCACCACTTGGTGCTCCTGTAGAACCGCCCTCGAAAATTCCGCTTGTATTGCGAGCTTTGATTTTTCCTTCAGCAATTTCTTTCTGATGGTCAAAGCAAGCAATCTTGTAACAATTCTCAAGCGAACCAGAGTTAGAACGCTGTGCAAGCGGGAGAGACTCGATCAAAGCATCCGTGCGCTCTTTTACTGCGCCGTGATAATATTCTTTTTCTCCAAGCGTCTCGCGCTTTGCTTCCCGCGATGCAAGTATCATCAATGCGCGATTCGTTCCCTGCAATTTTTCATCAATCGCAGATTCAGGATCAAGCATCATTCGCTCACCAAAATCTCCCTGCTCTTCTTTCTTAGCAGCAGCCGCACGCTTAGCCTCAGCCGCAACACGCTCTGCACGCTCAGTTTTCATCAACTCAGCCATTTCCTGCATAGGCTTCATTGCTTCCGCTTGTTTAGTTTCCAGCGCAGTAAACTTCTCAGCAAGCGTCTTATCAAGATTTTCCTGAAATTCCTTTGGCTTGAACTCTACATCTTCAAGCCCCGCATTGTCGTCATCCGCTCTGGGTGCTAATGACCCATCTTTCTGTCTAAACCATCCCATAGTCATCTCCCTATTACTGATTTGGTACTACTCTAAAAGCATTCATAAAAGCAACTAAGCCAATAATATCATCATACACTTGCAACTGCCCCCGGAGATACGCCTTATCCTCCGGGGTTGCATCCTGCTTATCAAAGAAATCATCCTTATACTGATCCGCCTGTGCCAGCAGGTACTCCAGCAGAAATTGTCCCGCTGGTAGTTGGAATAGCGCCTTGATTGCTAACTTGGCCCCCATTAACTGCTTGAGGGCTTCCTCCTCCGGGAGATTGCGCACTTTGGGGTTGGCCAGGAGCGCTTTGCTGTGCATTAAGTTCATTTTGTCTCCCTTGCTTGATAATCGAAGGAACTGGAATTAGCCGTGCTGCATCATCGTGGCCAAAGTTTTGTACAATTTCTTTATAAAGCGATTGCTTTGCACGAAGCACATCTATGTAATAAGCACTCAAATCAGGCGGTATTCCAGGAGTTCCAAGTGCTTGCACCATCTGAGCATCTTGCGTATACAACTGCGTGAGCGTTTGAGAGAGCATAATATCATTCTGCTTCTCCAATTCCTTATTCATCGACGCCGTAGACGCGCGTACTGATAAACCAAGTTTTCCAGATTTGATATTCTCAAACGCATCTCGGAGTGCTTCTGCATTATCACCGAATTGCCGCAGCTTTTTTCCGAGACCGAAACTAGCATACATCTTTGCGAACTTGGTTCCCGCCCTGCTGTGAGCACTTCGCATATCGGACATGCGCAACCCAGTTCGAGAATTTTGCTGTTGTAGGACTGCGAAAGTCCCTTGGCTGCTATAAATTCCTCGTTTGCTATTGACAATCCCGCCACCTGTGCCTCCTGTAGCTGGGTCGATTCCGGTGCGTTCTTTTACGAGAGCGAGTGAGATATTCTCGCCATCCAGATTATCAGCTTGCGGATTTCCAGTGTCGATGCGATCTATTTCATTTTGATCTGCTGGTATCAAAATACCAGGATAGAACTGCAATATTGAATGCAACTTACTATTTTTATTAATACGAAACGCGGTACTATTTGCTAACGTCTTCGCATTAATTCGCTGCCGATGCAGCTCAGAAATCTCATCCTGATACGCTTTCAACATTTCAGCAAAGCCGTAACCATAATACTGTTCATCGTCATATGCGAGCTTAGCATCCTCGAATATATCCATGTTATCTGGATAGTAATTATAGAATGCCGCTAATCTCGTTTTGCTTGCTGGATGATGCAAGCATACAAGCCGAAGATTCTCCCCATTATGTTGATACCGATACCAGCATTCATAAATATCATACTCGTCAGAAAGAGAGCCAGAACCAGTATCTTGCAAGCCCTGATTGCGC